AGCAGCCGAGAAGGAAACCGCTGAGTCTGAAAGCATCGGTGCCACCACACCTACTGTTGCGGACAGGTTGCGGGGATTGGCTGATGAGTTAGAGGGCACCTGATACACTGTACTTGTGATATAAACCATGCCAGTGAAAGGGTACAACATGGACGCAGACAACATTCAACTCAACCCCCAGACCGTAATCAACGAACTTCAGACCCGTTTAAACGCTTTGCAGGGCGAGAACGTCGTGTTAGCAGCAATGGTGACAGAACTTCGTACCGCTTTGTCTGGGCCACAGGACGAGGAGCCCACAGACGATGCCGAGGCCGAAGCCGGATAGGTCCAGAGAGTCACTTGACGATCTAGCAGATAACCAAAGTTCGGGACAGTCAGGTACGCTGGGAAGCGCCACATCGCTTGATTCACAGCGTGAGGAGGGCTCTCGATTTCAGGTTGAGTACCCAGCCAGCACCCGTGTATACGCTTATAAGTATGTACCCGACGACGAAGACGAGTTCGACAGCGGTGTGGGTAACTTGTGCGTTAGGTTTATCAAGCAAGGTAATCGCAAGAGAGAATACGTGTACCCAAATGTTCCGTACCACACATACCTAAACTTCCATTCCCCCGGCACATCCAAGGGTAAGTTCATCAACTCCACTCTAAATGGAATCGGCTACCATGAGGCTAAATCCAAAGACATGCCATACTTCTCGGACTTCGGCTAATGCCAGCACCAGACGGACCCCAGTTTGAGCCAGAGGATAAGCCTCAGTCCTTAGTGGAACGGGCCACTGCGTTGAGTGCGGCGATGAAAGGGTTCCCTAAGAGGCAATATAAGATGCACCCGTCTAGTATGCAGGCCATCTTGGGCCTTGGTTCTACGGTAACAATTTCCATGGAGCAAGGGATAATGAGTATTCTAGATACATCACGAGAGGTAAAGGAGGCGGGGAGTATGCTCAGGTCAGAGATAAAGGGCATCAAACCCACGAGGAAGACCCCCTTTCCGCCTGCTGGATACGAATACTACCCTTCGGGGGACCCACGAGAACTCCTTGAGAAGGAGAGGTACGTCAGGGAAACCCCTCCCGCTATGGTGCAGTACCACGACCAATGGACGCCGGTATCCCAGCACTACAAACGCCTACAGTGGGACCCCACCGGCAGCGTGTTCATGGGTAACCCGACCTTGTCAGAACAGATGCGTGGAGCGTACCGAGACCGACCAGACTCCCCCCACTTTGATCCGCTCTATGCGGGTACACCCCCGTGGCACAAACCACCTTCAGGGGACAACCCACTTCCCCAAAGGTTGGAGCCACCGGAGATGCCAGATAGATGGCCGTACGGGAACGAGACTTAGATGTTGTACTGGGGTTCTTTAGGGTGCATGGCCCTCCTCGCCATTATTCTGATCTTCACTTGGTATGACTATTACAAGTAAAGTATTGGGGTATAGCCCCCTAGTTATCGGCCTGCTTCTATTTCCTGTACTGCCATTCTTACATGGCTGGTGGTTAGTGGGCGGGTTGGTTGGTGCTACTATTAGTTGGTGGCTAGTTTTACGGGATACGCTGGATCTGGTGCAGGGAGTTGGACCTGTGTACTGGCTGACACGCCAGACGACCGTCAAGAAGATCGGTCTACGGATGTCTTTTATGAGGGAAACAGACTACCCGTGGAGGACCGGTCGTGGGATGCAGGTTGTGGTCCCGTACCGGACATTCCAAATAGGTATTTGTAAACCATCGGAGCACTACACGGTGGAAGAAGGTCTACTACATTCATTGGTTGGCCGACGACTTCCGGGTAAACCAGAGGAGATAGGCACATGGCACTGAAGTTCTGGCAAGGAGAGCAGGAACACGCAGTCCGCACCTTGGAACGACCGTCTCGGATCACCAAGTTGACTACCTCGGAACTGAAGGAATGGCTGGACATAGAGATTATGAACTTGGGGCAGGCATACGACCAGTGGCGGCACCACGCTCGTGGGGCAGACGAGGTATCAACCAGACTGGACGTGCTTGCCGCAATGTGGGATGAGTTGTCGGAGAGGGAAGAGTGATTACCGACCTCCTAGAACCAGAGTCAGGGGTAGAGGAAGATGATGGCGTTGAGTCTATCGCTGATCTGGAAATTGAACTGGACGAGGCATCGGCTGAGTTTGTAGACGAACTGTGCAAGAAACTAGTTATCTTTACAGAAGAGTTCTGTGACGTAGAGTTCTTTCCCTATCAGGTACCAATCGCCTACAGGTTCATTGAATCCATTGTCATTGGAGACGGTGAGGAACTGACCCTGATAGCCACTCGGCAGAGTGGTAAGTCGGAGGTACTGTCAAACGTCATTGCTTCCCTGATGGTTATCCTTCCTAAGTTGTCTAAGGTTTATCCCCTGTGGCTGAGTAAGTTCAGCAAGGGTCTGTGGTGTGGGGTGTTTGCCCCCACTGAGGATCAGGCTGACACGGTGTTTAGTCGTATAGTTACTCGTCTTACCAGCGACCATGCTCTAGAGTTCCTACTGGACCCCGAGATTGACGACCGGGCAGCGTCTGGTGGGGCTAGAGGCAAGGGTAAGATTGTATCCCTGAAGAACTCTGGGTCGCTCTGTCGGATGCAGACGTGTAACCCTAAGGCCAAGATTGAGTCCAAGACGTACCACTTCGCCATTGTGGACGAGGCTCAGGAGGCTGACGAATATGTGGTTACCAAGTCAATCAAGCCCATGTTGGCATTCAACAATGGCACTATCGCTCTAACTGGTACGGCTACTCGTAACAAGTCGTACTTCTACAAGATGATTCAGTTTAATAAACGTCGTGACATTAACAAGAAGCGCGGGCAACGCACGGCCCACTTTGAGTATGACTGGAAAGTAGCGGCTAAGTACAACGAGAACTATGGCAAGTTCATCAACAAGGAGAAGGTGCGTATTGGGGAGGACTCCGATGAGTTTCGCATGTCCTACCTCAACCACTGGATGCTTGAGAAGGGCATGTTCGTCACCGAGGACCGTTTGAGTCGGCTGTACGATCCGTCTATGCCACTGGTCCCCGAGTGGTGGAGGACCCCTATTGTCATGGGGATTGACGTGGCTAGGTCCAACGACTCTACAGTGGCTACTGCTGTGTGGGTTGATTGGGACCATCCCGATGGTTTGGGTTTCTTTGAGCACCGGGTTCTGAACTGGCTGGAACTACATGACACCGACTGGGAGTCCCAGTACTTTAAGATCGTTGACTTCGTACGAAACTATGAGGTAATGAGGGTGGGTATCGACGCACAGGGAGTGGGCGGGGCAGTAGCGGAACGCTTGGCACTACTGTTACCAGACATTGAAGTCCTGTCTATCTCATCTGATGCCAAGGCACAGAACGAGCGTTGGGTACACCTCACGGAGTTGGTACAGCGGGACCAGTTGGTCATCCCGGGACACTCCAAGGCTAAGAGAACTAGGCGTTGGAAGAAGTTTAATCAACAGATGCTGGACCTAGAGCGCATCAACCGAGGACCATACTTGCTGGCCGAAGCCCCTGACGAGAGGGGTGCTTTCGATGATTACCCCGACAGTTTGGCCTTGGCCTGTGCTATGTCAGTTCACGACATTATGCCCACGGTGACCGTGGCGGAGAATCCGTTCTTTGTTTAGTGGTATCATATAACAAGGTACCTACCCGTAATCCTCGGAGGATTCCATGGCGAACGTAATGAATCCAACAGTTGCACCAGCACCCCTCTTTCCTGAGGTTGCAGGCAACGTCTTTGAGCGCTCGATGGGCCCGGACATCCCCGGCCAGCGAGGCTCCCTGCGATTTGAGGAAGGTGTTGCGACTGATACCGATGTCCCTAATGACTTCGCTATTGGCTCGTACGTTGACACCTCCTCGGTCCCGGGACGCCCTAACCACAACAACCCGGCGATGTTCTACAAGCCAGCCGAAGTCACGATGCAGGAGCGTGCCCACGTCGGCTCCGCTTCATGGATTGAGGCCCCGTCGGTACTTGGAGAGTTCGTTCAGGGCGTCGTGGCTGGTGACGGAATGCCCAAGTTTGAGCGTTCCTTCAACTCTGGCGCACACATGAACCGGCCTAACGCCACTCGCGTCCACGACTGATCCTGCCAGCGGGGCAGGGTCATGGACAAATCACCACTCCACATTGTCCGTGGGGTTGAGGGTCTGGTAAGGCCACCCGGCTGGCACGGTGCGACCGAGGATAACAAGTACGGTGTCCTCTTTCAAGGCGGGTGGCCTAGGGATAGTGCGCCTTCTGCCGTGCGCGGACTGGCTACACGCCAGTTCAACACGATGGTTACCAACGTGGAGACCATCCTCGGCCAGTCCACGGCACAAGAGGTCAGGGCTGGTAGGGAGTGGTTCCCCTCTGGTCAAGACCACTCCCGACGTATGGGGAAGTTGGCCGGTCACCGCATTGACTCAGACGCCACTGACGTAGGCGCTGGTGTGATAGCAGCACTGAGCCCATCCGCACAGTGGGATCTCAACCTCATTAATGCTCACTCCATGGTTACTACAGGTAGAACCTTTGAGCCCTATGGAAAGGTTCAGACGGACAAGGCGAGTGACATGCTACGAGGTGCCAACCCGGAAGATACTGTGATTACAGGCGGGTCAGAAGGACCCAACCCTAGGCTCAAGTCGTATCACTTCTATCGCAACCTGAAAGACCCCAGTGATCCTGCATGGGTGACTGTCGACCGCCATGCCCACGATGCCGCTACGGGTTCGGTGATTACAGGAGGGGAGAGAGGGTTGTCTGCGACTGGTAGGTACAACACGTTCACTGACATCTACCGTACAGCAGCGACTCGTCAGGGGATAGACCTACCCAGCACGGCGCAAGCACAAACATGGGGTACTTGGAAGAGGCTTAAGGGGGGCCAGAGGCCCGGTTTCAACTTTGACCAGTACCTCCATGACATTGGCGATTACGACAGGTACTACTCACTATAATGTCTAGCGTAAACCCTCTGCACCACTTTCCACGCTCGGTCTTCCAGAGCCACCAACTGGTCAAACTCCTCCTCCTCGGCCTCGGTGATGTCCCCACCCCCAAGGTAGTGAGCGGCAAACGTATCGTAGATGGCGAGGAAGTCGTCTTCGTTCAGTGTGATCTCCATGGAGTCACTCTACCATGACTGAGGCGTGGGGCATTGTCGTGGCTGCGGTGGTCACTGGTTCCTTCGGGGTGCTAGGCTTGTTCTTACGACGCTTTAGGGATGAGAACCAGAGGGACCATGCTGACGTGGCTAACAGGTTGAAAGGTCTCGTGAAGTCCCTTGCGGATGTTAAGGTGTCTGTGGACAAGAACGGTGAAAGGCTCACCGATCACCTAGACTGGCATGTGAAGGAGAAGAAGCCTTCACGGAGGAAACCAGCAGCAAAGAAGTGACGTGCCCACATGAGGCAGTCATGTCGTGTAACATGAGTGGTAGCAGAAGGAGTAGATGCTGTGTCGAGCGATGTACCCCCAGTAACTCTAGTCGAAGCGCTAGAGACCCCCTTACGAGATCCAATCCATCGTAAGTGTCTGTATTCCCGTGTGCGTTCCGGGTTGGCAGAGGAAGAGCAGAGCGCTTTGGATCGAGCCTTGGAGC